AGAAGATATAGAGAAATTGCTTTACATCCAGAATGTGATATGGCAATTGAGGATATTGTTAATGAGGCAATTACTTCAAACGAAAACAAACAATCTGTAAAAGTTATTACAGATGATTTAAAATATTCTTCAGCAATTAAAGCGAGAATAGAACAAGAATTTTCTGAAGTATTAAGACTATTACAATTTAATACTAGAGGACACGACCTTTTTAGAAGATGGTATGTTGATGGACGGATCTTTTTTCAAAAGGTCATTGACGCTGAAAACACAAAGAACGGTATTGTAGAATTAAAATACCTTGATCCAAGAAAAGTTAAAAAGATTAGAGAAGTTAGAAAGAGAAGACCAGAAGGTATGGTTTCTCCAACTAACATTAATATAGCAGATGAAACGGTAGAATATTTTGTATATAACGAAAGAGGTATACAAGGTGCAGCTGCTATACAAGGAATTAAAATTGCTGTGGACACTATTGCATTTTGTCCATCAGGAATGATAGATCAGAATAAGAATGGTTTAATATTATCTTATTTACATAAGGCAATTAAACCTGTCAATCAGTTAAGAATGATTGAAGACGCTGCTGTGATTTACAGAATCGCAAGAGCACCTGAAAGAAGAATATTTAAGATTGATGTAGGTAATTTACCTAAGGCAAAAGCAGAATCTTATTTAAGAGATGTTATGGCAAGATACAGAAACAAACTTGTTTATGACGCTTCAACAGGAGAAATAAGAGATGACAGAAACTATATGTCTATGCTTGAAGACTTTTGGTTACCAAGTAGAGAAGGTGGTAGAGGAACAGATATTACTACACTTCCAGGTGGTGCTAATTTAGGTGAGATAGCAGACATAGAATACTTTAGAGCAAAACTTTATAGAAGTTTAAATGTTCCTGTTAGTAGATTAGAGGCAAGTCAAGGTTTTAATCTTGGTCGTGCTAGTGAAATTAGTAGAGATGAATTGAAATTTACTAAATTTGTAGGCAGATTAAGAAAGAAATTTACTGAATTGTTTAATGATTTATTAAGAACACAATTAATAATTAAAGGAGTTATATCTGAAACAGAATGGCCTTTAGTTAGAGATAGTATATTCTACGACTTTTTACAAGATGGTCACTTTGCAGAATTAAAAAATACTGAAATGTTAAGAGAAAGACTAAACTTGGCAAGAGAAGTTAGAGATTATGTTGGTAAATATTTTTCTGTTAATTATGTTAGAAGAAAAATATTAAAACAAACAGAATCAGAAATCAAAAAAATGGATGCTGAAATCAAAAAAGAAATTGATGACGGTATCATATCATCACCTGAAGTCCAAACGACTCAAGGCAATGATGATTTATTATAGGAGAAAAATATGAGCGAAGAAGTAAAAAACTTTATAGACAAGATGGCGCAAAACGATATGGTTGGTGCTGGCGATGCTTTTAAAGACGCATTAAGAGCTAAAGTTGGAGATCAATTAGATACTAAAAGACAAGAAGTAGCTGGAACAATGTTTCAGGCACAACCCCATAGTGATCCTAAACCAGAGATCGCAGGTACAGGTACTTTTACACAAGATGGACAAGTTGAACCTACAGGTGCAAATGCACAAGCACAAGCCGAAACACAACCAGAAACACCAGAGGTATCAAATGCAGAAAGTCAGCCAGCTAGTACAGACGCAACAGGCGTTTAATAGTAATTCATTTAACAACTTGACGCCAGTTTTAAAAGAGGCGATCAATGATGTTTTTAAATTAGTTAAGAATGAAGAAGGAAATTTGGTGGTCAGTTTTGAAAATGCAATTAGTAAAGTTGCAGATCATCATAATGTTAATAAAGACGATATTGAAGAATACTTTGATAACGAATTAAAAGAACAAATAGAGGAATAAAATGGCGTGGGTAGATGTACCAGGATCAAATAGTATATGGCAATATGAAAATAGTGCCACAGCGTCTAATACATATTCAGACGCCGCTGGAACATATTCAGGTGGTGTAAGAAGTTATACAAGACCTGGAACTGGAACGGTAGAACAAACTTATGTTAGATGTAGAAAGAAAGGCACAACGGTTGAACGAGGTGAACTTTCTAAAAACTTCTATGACGCACAATAGGAATTAAAATGGCAGATATAGTATCAACACAAGTAATATCAGACACATCTGGAGTAAAGTATGTTGTTAAAATGACTAACATATCAGATGGTTCTGGTGAATCTTTAGTTAAAAAAATAGACGCTTCGGCAACTACTTTTATGACCGAAGACGCAAATAGAAAAATTGCAAAGATTTGGTTTTCAGTTAACGCAATAAGTAAGAAAGCTTGCGTAGAATTAGTATGGGAAGGCGCTACTAATGCAACAGGAATGTTGTTGGCTGGCCAGGGTTATTGGGACTTGCGTACAGCAGGTAATGAAGTTATTAATAATGCAACTACACCGACAGGTGATGTTTTACTATCTACAAGGGACTTTGTAGTAGGGGATAATTACACAATTATTGTTGAGTTTAGATAAAAAAAGTTATAAATATACGAGAGAGAGAATAAATGAAATTAATATCCGAAGAAATCCAAAACGCAGAATACCTAATAGAAGAATCAAACGGTAAGAAAAATTATAAAATTAGAGGTATCTTCTTACAATCCGACATAAAAAATAGAAATGGGCGTGTCTATGGAAAAGACATATTGAACAAGGAAGTAACAAGATATAACGCAGAATTTATCAACAAAAAAAGAGCATTTGGTGAGTTAGGACATCCTGACGGACCGACGGTAAACCTGGAAAGAGTTAGTCATATGATTACTAAACTCGCTCCAGAAGGTGCAAATTTTGTAGGTGAAGCTAAGATAATGAACACTCCTTATGGTAAGATTGTAAAAGGTCTTATTGACGAAGGTGCTCAATTAGGAGTATCTAGTAGAGGTATGGGTTCGTTAGAACAAAGAGGTGGTGCAAACTATGTAAAAGATGACTTTTACTTGGCAACCGCTGCTGATATAGTTGCAGATCCAAGCGCTCCAGACGCTTTCGTAGAAGGTATAATGGAGAGTAAAGAGTGGGTGTGGAACAACGGAGTACTCGTAGAAAAGAATATAGAGGCTTGGAAACGAGAAATAGAAGGTGCGAAAAGACTGGCTTTAGCAGAAGCTAAGGTTAAAGTCTTTAAAAACTTTCTTAAAAATCTCTAGTTTTATAAATATTAACAATTAATTAATTAAAACTAGTTTTAACTATTAAAGAGGAGATTTCAATGGCCGAAACAGAAAAAACACTTGTTGAAGCAGGAAAAGCAGTAATGGAAGCAACAGCTCCAGACGCTCCTAAAAAGAATGCTGTACCAGCAGAACCTTCACCGTTAAAGAATGACGCTGAAGATTTAGGTCCAGCTGTTGTTAAACCAACAGACAGCAATCCTGACGCAACAAAGAAAGTAAAAGAAGTTTCTGGACAGGCACCCCAAAAATCAGAAGGTGCTCCTGACCCAATGCCAACTTTGAAAAAAGAAGGCGCTAAAGAAACTGACAAAGACTCGGAAGACAAAGAAATCAAAGAAGGCGACTTACCACCTGCTTTACAAAAAGCAATTGATAAGAAAAAAGAAGAATCAGCTGATAAAGAAGATGACAAAAAAGATGTCAAAGAAACTATTGACGCTGGTGAAGTATCTAAAGAGAAAGACGCAAAAAAAGAAGTAGATCAAAAAACTGCTAATGTGTCTGAATCTGAAGATGAAAAGAAAAAAGAGATAGATGTTAAAGAACACGTTGACGCTCTTGTCGCTGGAGATGATTCTTTATCTGAAGAATTTAAACAAAGAGCTGCAACCGTATTTGAAGCTGCTATCAAATCTAAAGTAAAAGAAATGGCAGAATCAATGCAGGCAGATTACGACAAGAAATTAACCGAAGAAACTTCTAAATCTAAAGATGAGTTAGTTGAAAAAGTTGACTCTTACCTTGCTTATGTAGTGGAAGAGTGGATGAAAGAAAACGAACTTGCTTTAGAAAGAGGAATCAAAGGTGAAATCGCTGAGGACTTTATTAGTGGTCTAAAAAAATTATTTGAAGACCATTATATTGATGTTCCAGACGAAAAATATAATGTATTAGAAGATCAATCTTCTAAAATTGAGGAGTTAAACAAAAAACTTAACGAATCAATAGAAAAGAATGTTGAATTATCTAAAGAGAACGGCAATTTCAAAAGACAAGACATCATAGATGAGGCGTCTAAAGATTTAGCTGAAACTCAAAAAGAAAAATTCAATAAACTAGCCGAAGAAGTTGAATATTCAAACGAAGAAGATTTTAAAACTAAAGTAGCTACTATTAAAGAAAGTTATTTTGGTAAAAAAGAATCAACTAGTGAGATAGATGATGTGGCGGCAGAGTCAAATGCTGAGCAACCTCAGGATTTAACTAATGCAATGGCTGCTTATAGTGCCGCTATAAGTAAAACAAAAGACATTAAATTGTCTAACTAATAGGGAGATAAAAACAAATGTATTTATCAGAACAATACGAAAAAAAATGGCAGCCTGTCCTAGAACACCCTGACTTACCAAAAGTTACGGATTCTTACAGACGAGCCGTTACAGCTACTATCTTGGAAAACCAAGAAAGAGCTATGAAAGAAGACGCTGGTTTCTTAAACGAAGCAGCGCCTACAAATGCTACTGGTTCTTCAGTTGCAAATTGGGATCCAATCCTAATTTCACTAGTTAGAAGAGCTATGCCAAATCTTATCGCTTACGATATTGCTGGTGTTCAGCCAATGACTGGACCAACTGGTCTTATCTTTGCAATGAGAAGTAGATACACTTCACAAACTGGAAACGAAGCATTATTTGACGAAGCAGATACAGACTTCTCTAGCAGAAACGCTGCTGGTGATTCTGCTGCTGGTGCAGGTAGTGAACCGACAGATCACTCTGGAACTAATCCAGGTGTACTTAATGACGCTGCTGCTGGATCAACAGATTATAGCAGAGGTCAAGGTATGACAACTGGTGCTGCTGAAGCATTAGGTGACGCTACAGGTAATCAGTTTGCTGAGATGGCTTTCTCAATTGAGAAATCTACGGTTACTGCTAGAAGCAGAGCTCTAAAGGCTGAATACACTATGGAACTTGCTCAAGACTTAAAAGCAATCCACGGTTTAGACGCTGAAACAGAATTGGCAAACATCCTATCTGCTGAGATCCTTGCGGAAATCAATAGAGAAGTTGTTAGAACAATCTATATCAATGCAGAAAAAGGTGCTGCTGTTAACACAACTACAGCTGGTATCTTTGATTTAGACACAGACTCAAACGGAAGATGGTCAGTTGAGAGATTCAAAGGACTTATGTTCCAACTAGAGAGAGATGCTAATAGAATTGCACAAAGAACAAGAAGAGGAAAAGGTAATATGATTATCTGTTCTGCTGATGTTGCTAGTGCTCTTCAAATGGCTGGTGTTTTAGATTACACTCCTGCTTTAAACAACAACCTATCTGTTGACGATACTGGTAATACTTTTGCTGGTACTCTAAACGGAAGATACAAAGTATATATTGATCCATACTCAGCTAACTCAGCTGCGAAACAATACTATGTTGTCGGTTACAAAGGTACTTCACCTTATGACGCTGGTATTTTCTACTGCCCTTATGTGCCATTACAAATGGTTAGAGCAGTTGGACAAGATACTTTCCAACCAAAAATCGGTTTCAAAACTAGATACGGTCTAGTTGCAAACCCATTTGCTGAAACAGGTGCTCAATCGGGTGCTGCTACTGCTGTGAACCATTCAGGTTCTGCAAATAGTAACAGATACTACCAAAGAGTACAAGTTGCAAACATAATGTAATATTGGTTGATCGTTGTTTAACGATTAATGAAATACGAAAAGGGGCGCTTCGGCGCCCTTTTTTTTGGCCTTATAAATAAAAGTATGAAAACCCCATTTAAAGAATTACTAGGCATATTACTCGTTGGTGCCTTTATTACAATCTTAGCATTAAGTCTTAATTACTTACAAAAACCAGGTCCTTTAGAAAATATAGAGAAAAGAATGGACGAAGCTGCTGAATTAGATACTAAACTCACAGAAAACGAGAAGAAATTAAAACAAGAATCTGAAACAAAAGAATGGGAAGAAGTAGATAACTCAACAGATAAATAGTATTATGACTACTACTAACGCATATAGCAGACAGCCTACTAAACAAGATTATGCTGATCCTACAAAGTTTAAATTTAGTATTATTAAACTTCCTAAAGTAGAATACTTTTGTACACAGGTAAACTTGCCTGGTGTAAGTATATCAGATAACTATACTCAACCAACACCATTTAGAGATATACCTTTACCTGGTGAGAAGTTAAGATACGAACCTTTATCAGTTACATTTCTTGTAGATGAGAATTTAGAAAACTACCAAGAGATACACGGTTGGTTAAGAGGTCTAGGTTTCCCTGGTGGTCACGGAGAATTTAAAAAATTATTAGATGGTGGGGCAGATAGATTCCCTACTTCAAAAGGTAGTGTTTTACCAGACGCTGGAAGAACAAAGTTTGGTGCTCCTGATACAGGTGGTACATTTTCAGACGCAACACTTAACATATTAACAAGTAAAAACAATCCTGTTACCGAAGTTAGATTTAGAGATTGCTTTCCTATCTCTCTATCTGCTTTACAATACAATCAACAAGCAACAGATACAGATTACCTAACAGCAACGGTAACCTTTGAATATAAACTATACGATTTCGCTAATAGTCAGGCGAGTAGAACAACAATTACGACCTCTTAAACTTGATTTTTTAAGAGTTTTGTGATATAATGGAGTTATTATGGATTTAGAAAAACTACAAGAACTAGCTGAAACTAAGCTAAAAATCAATGATACTGAATTAGATTTAGAATCATTAAAAACACCTCAACTACATAACGAATTTATGAAACACTTAACAAAGTTTAAGTTGTTATTGACTCGTGCCGAAGATGAGTTTAAATTAATCAAAAGAGATAAGTGGGAATATTATACAGGAAAAGCTGATCCTGCTGTTTATAAATTGAAACCTTTTAACTTAAAAATTATGAGGTCAGATGTTGACAAATATATTGAGTCAGACGAAGAATATACAAAAGCATATCAAAAAGTTAAATACTTGGAAGTTACGGTAGATTTTTTAGATAGAACAATCAGACAAATATCTAATAGAACATTTACTATTAAAAACGCTATTGACTGGAGAAAGTTTACTAGTGGCGCTATTTAATAATGACAACTACAAGATACCTCATCATAGATAAGAAGAGCGAAGTCTATTTAAAGATAGAAGCAGACGCTGATATTCGTAGAGAATTAGGTGAATACTTTACCTTTGAGGTGCCTGGATTTAAGTTTATGCCCCAATATAGAAATAGAGTTTGGGACGGTAAAATTAGATTATTCAGTTATGCAACTGGTCAAATATACGCAGGACTATATCCTTACATAGTAGATTGGTGTAATAAAAATGATATACAGATAGTTGACGGAACAAAGATAACAGATGTTACGGTTAATGACGAAGATGTAACGAGATTTTTAAAAGCATTAAAGGTACCACTAGAAATAAGAGATTATCAAAGAGAGGCATTTGTACACTCTATAACAAAGAGTAGATGTTTATTGCTATCGCCTAC